TCCGATCTGGTGCGCCCGAACTCGTCGTAGACGACGCCCGCCACGATCCGGTTGACCTTCAGGTTCCAGACGTAGAAGATGTCCGTCGCCGCGGGAGTCCCGGCAATCCTGGCGCTCATCTTGCACTTGTTGGCCGTCGCCGGCGCGGTCACCGTGTCCTCGAAGTACGTCCACACACCGGCAGCCACGGCAGCCTGGGCGGCCCCGGAAGACGAGATGAAAGCGTCACCCGACGTGTACCAGTGGATGTACGGTCGCAGGTCCGACCAGCCGAGGGGGCTGTAGAACCAGCCGGAGATCTTGTACCGGCCGCCCGGGTTGATGGTGCTCGCCGAGGTGAGGTCGGAGTCGACCACGGGGGCCGCCACGCCGCCCGCAGGGGTCACCTTCATCGAGCCGACAGCGTGCGGATGCGGGTGCACGATGGCCGTCTCGTGGGCGGGCGTGCACGATGTGCCGGTCCAGCCGGTGACCGACGTGTGGAAGAACGGGTTGGTGTTGGTGAATCCGCCCGGGACCACGGCTATCATCCGCTCCCCGCCGGTCACCAGAGAGTACGGGAACTCCTCCGAATCATCCGTCCACGTCGGGTAGGTGGTCGTCTGGATGTCGATCGCCGTCTCCGTGGTATCCAGCGCTTCGGCCAGCTCGCTGCCGTCGGTGTCCAGCTTGTTCGTGATCCGGGTCAGCCACTCCAGCTTCGCGGCGTCCCACGGCCTGGCCGGAACGCACTGAAGCTGAATCTCCCACGTGTACTGGGCGAGCGTCTCCTCGTAGCCGCGCACCATCAGCTCGATGTCGCCCGGGGGCAGCCAGGCCGGCAGGTCGGTGATCCGGATGCGCGTGCCCGGGAACAGGAACACGGCATTCGGGATCAGACTGGGGGCAGCCTGAAGCTTGAGCAGCACCGTGGGATACCGCTCCTCGTCCCACGTCCCCAGATGCACCTCCCAGCCCGCGTGGTGGATGAGCTGCTCGTCCTTGTGGACGTTGACCTCTACCTCCGAGTCGTACCCGGAGCCGATGCCGTTCGGTGGCTCCAGCGTCGAATTGCGCCCGGTCAGCTGCTCCACCCTGGCCGACGAGCCTTGCACCCGGGTGGCCGTGACGTCGTTCCTGACGTACAGGTCGTCGTCGGTGGGGTCAAGGGGGGCGTGGACCTCGCCGTCGTCCTGGTACCCGAGGATCAGCCGCGGGCGCCCGTTGTACAGGGCGTCCTTGTGGATGAAGACGAACCGCGAGTCCGTGATGTCGTCCCGCGAGTCCGCCAGGATGCCCCGGTCGGCGTCAGCGCACTCCTGGAGCAGGCTGAGGAGCTTGCTGGGCCTCTGCGGCCCCATGTTCGGGGTGTTGTCGTCTTCGCCGATCAGCTGATACGGGACGCCCTCCTCGCCGACCAGCCGGATGAACCGGTCGCGGGCCGACTCGCCGGCGAACGCGATGTCGGCGTCGTTGTAGATGAGCGTGAGGTCCGTGTTGAACACGGCGAGCTGCCCCCACGCCAGACCGTCCAGCGAGGCGGGGAACGAGTCCAGGCCGGACACCGAGGTGATCCGCCCCACCGTGCCCGCGTAGCTGCCTGTCACGGTGCCGCCCACGCCGCCGATCGGAACCCATGTCATTGCGTAGTCGACATTGCCCCCGTTCTGTTCCGCCCGGAACTGCCACCTCACCCAGTTGTTGATGTGCTCGGACATGTCGAGGACGGTGCTCTGGGAGAAGACGACCGTGCCGGTACGGTCCCGCCCGTCTATCTGGGCGCCGCCGGAGTCCACGCGGAACGACAGCAGACGCACCGTGCCCAGGGCCCCGAACCGCTGAATCGTGTGGGCGGTCGCCACAGCCTGCTGGACGTTGACGATCCACTCGACCTGGTAGGCGTCAGCGCTGGTGTCCGGTCCCGGCACCGAACCGTACCAGGACGAGCCGGTGCCGAACGACGGGAGATCCTTCGACCCGTCCGGCCCGGGATGCCCGGCAGGATTGACGTCCCCGGTGAAGGTCAGCGGCAGCACGCCTTCCATGGGCGAATAGAACTGGGTGGCGTCCTCGCCATCTTCCATCGGCCAGTAGGCCAGGATGGTCGAGTCGGTCGGGATGCGCCGGCGCATGGTCGATTCCAGAGCTTTGGTGCCCTGGCCGTAACGGCGCAGCAGGCTGTGCCCTTCGATCTCCACCCACACGTCGAAGCCGCCGGTGTCCCACCGAGAAGGCCAGGCTGTCACCTCCCCGCGGAACCTGACCTGCTGGTTCTTGATCTCAGCCCCGCCGGCGACCGTCCAGGTCAGGCCGTCGTCCGCGGTGAACGATGCGGAGGCGAGCGCTTCGTTGGCGAAGTTGACGTGCGCCGCGACGGTTCCGTTGATGCCGCTCAGAACTTTCGCCTCGTGGATCCGCCCTGTCGGCACGGTGAACGAGGAGACGTCGGTGGCGTCCCCTACCTTCAGCGGGGCCGTCGAATCGAAGATCGAGGTGGTCCCGGAGTTGGTCACCGCATCGCCCAGCAGCTCCCACGGGCCGTCCATGGTGGGGGCCGTGTAGAAGGTGACCGTGTTGCCGGACGCCCCGTTGTTCACATCGTGGGTCACCCGGATCGCCAAGCGGCCGGACGGGTCGGGGTTGGTCCCGACGGTCGAGGTCACCTGGGTGGTCGTGGTTCCGGCGGTCGACCACTCGTACATGATCTTGCCGTTGACCAGCCAGACCGCCCACGAGCGCTGGTTGCCCGTGATGTTCAGCTTGCCGATCAGTTCCGTCTGGCCGTTGTCCTCCTGCGCCGACCAGTCGCGCAGCGAGGCATCTACCCGGATGTCGATGTCGCCGGTGATGCTGATCTGTGCCGAGTCCGCGGTCTGCGCATAGCCGGCGCCCGGCACGTCCAGGTAGTTGTCGCCGCCCGCCACGTACACCTGGAGGGGAGTGTTCCGCCCGAACCCCCCGTAGTAGGGCCCGGAGGGGTTGCGGGGCGAGAACCGCCCGTCGCCGTTGTTCAGGAAGAAGGAGCAGCTGGCGGGGCTGGTCTCGCTGGACTCGTCGTCCGCCCCGTACCTGATGCTCACCTCCCGCTTGTAGACGTAGGACGTGATGTCGGTCCACACGCCGCCGATGGAAGCCTTCACCGTGACGTCGAGAATGGTCTGGGGGAAAGTCATCGCTACCTCTTGATCCCAACGCCTCGGTCGAAGTCTCCACCCTCGTTGCGAACCGCCTCGCGCATGATCCTCAAGAGCATGCGGTTGACGCTGCCCGGCGCGGCGTCGAATCGGACGACCGTCTGACCGCCGCCACCACCGCCCTGACCCATGAGTCTGCGGGTGTCGCCGGCCGTGCGCACCCTGGCGCCCGCGGGCAGCTGCACCATCTCCGGCCCCTGCTCGCCGACCAGGGTGAGGTTGCTGCGGACTCCGCCGTTCGCAGCGCCCATGATGCCGCCCATCGCGCGCCCGTGGGCGGCCCGGAACGTCTCGATGTTGTCGTAGTGGGTGACAACCGTGGTGTAGGCGGTCCTTCCGTTCAGCGCGTTCAGGTCGGCGTTGGCCGCTCTGATCTTTGCCTTCAGGTCGGAGATGTCGGCCTGGAGCTTGGCCCTGGCCTTCTGGCTGGCCGTCCGCTTCAGATCCGCCCTGGCCTGGGCGAGTCGCGCCCGGTAGCCCTGGATGTCCACCTTCAGCTGGCGGATCTTGTTCGCCCGGTCCAGCTTCTTGCCGAAGTCCATGGCACTCTGTCCGGCCGCGCGGAGCCCTTCGACGGTGTTCTCGCGCCATTCCGCGAGATTCCTGCGGGCGATCTTGACGGCGTCGCCCAGGCCCATGACCTTGGCGAACGGGCCGATGGCGCGCAGAAGCACGTCGAATGCGGCAGCCGCGGTGTCCATGACGTCGGCCATCGTCCGCATGAACAAGCCCACCGAGTAGGTGGCTATCTTGATCATGTTGACCCAGGTGTTCGCCAGGAAGTTGACGATGTCGACCAGGGCGACAAAGATGCCGAGGACAACGCGCAGCGCCAGGGATATCTCGGTCGAGTGCCGGCTCACCGTCCGCCCCAGGGCTCCGAACGAGCTGCCCAGGTCGCCCATGAAGCCCTCCCAGTGGGGGGCGAAGGCGTCGAGGAAATGCTGGAACGCGCTCGTCATCGGCTCCCAGGCGCGTTCGCCGAACCTGCGGAAGCCGTTCAGCATGGAGTCGAAGAAGTCGTTCAGCTCCGGGGCGGCCTCGGCGAAGAACTCCCGAAGCTTGGGCGCCAAGACGTCGAACGCCTTCGTGAGCTGCTTCGTTGCGCGCACCATGACCGGAACGAGAGGCTCGGCGACCTTCCGCATCTCCTCGGCCATGTGGTCGGTCATCTTCTCGAACGACTTCTTGAACTCGTCCGACTTGGCCGCCCACATGGCACCCAGGGCCACGATGCCGCCACCGAACGCCAGAACCAGAGCGCCGGCCAAGGCCGCACCCAACACCGAGGCGGCAGCCAGCAGGATTGCGCCCAGGGCGGCAAAGCCCACAGGGCCACCGCGAGTGAACCCCTGTATCAGCCCCTGGCCGACTCCGTCCTGGAGCACCCCGGAGACGAACCCGCCGATCGACCTGACAGGGTCGCGAACGGACGAACGTAGTCCGCGGGCGGAAAGCCGTATCGGTAGCGTAACGGCCCGCCCCAGGCCGCGTATGATCCGCTGACGCATGGTACGCGGGGGAGGTGTGGGCGGGTCGAGCCGGGTGGTGATCGTCACCGGCTGGCCGCGGAGCCGGCGCTGGATGCGGCGCAGGTCTCGGCGGGAGGTGCCCGGGTCGACGGTGACATTGAAGTTGATCCGCCCGCCGGCGCGACGGACATCACGCTGCATGCGGTTCATATTCTGACGCAGCGCGGCCAGCCCCGCACGGGAGTGGTCGTTGACGTTGATGTTGACGTTTACTCGGTTAGCCATCCTCTTCCACCTCCTCCTTCTTCGTCCCCATTGCCTTGATCGCCACCAGGCGGATCAGTTCCGCGTCCTCCTCCATCAGCGACGAGAAGGTGTAGCCGGAGAATCGCTCCAGAAGCCCGAGAACCAGTTCGGCGTCCTCCAGCTCCCGAGGCTTTTCTACAGTGCTTCCATCGTCAAGGGTCGCCCCGGGAAGCTCGCGCCAGAGCTGAAGTCTTTTCCCAGATCCTTCTCCGGCCCGGTCATCTGGTCGAGCCACTTGTTCGTGATCTCCATGACCTCGAAGAACTCCAGGTCGTCGATCGCCTCCTGAGATACCGGGATGGGCTGCTCGTCCTCGTCCAGGAAGTCCCACGACACGATTGCATCCGCCAGCTCGGCCGAGATCCTGTCCATGATCTCGACGTCCTTGCTCTCCTCGTCCATGAGCGCTATGAGCTGCCGGACCTTTCCGAACTTGATGCTCTTGATCCTGACGTGCAGCCCTTCGAGCTCTCCGTCGAACTTCAGGTCATAGATCCTCGGGACTCTGATGCGGGCCATCTTTTACTCCAGCCTGTTCCTGTAGCGGAGCCGGAATATCCGGTCTCCCATGTCCTCGACGCGGCGATCCAGGGCGTTCGCTGCCTTGCGGAACGCGTGGTAGCCCTTGAACCGGGTGGTGTTGTTGCGGGACCCGACCCCTTCCAGCCACGGGCCATACACCGGTCCGGCGAAGCCGCCATCCCATACTTCGGTGCTGTTCTTGATGCGGACGTTCGACTCGTAGTAGCCGGTCGGGTGCTTGAAGTGGGTGTGGAACGTGTCCTTGATGTGGTCGAGCACGAACTCGGCCGACTCCTCCTCCAGCTCGTCCCGGAAGCGACGGAACGCCTGCCGCCCCCGGAAGTCGAAGACGGGCCCGTCGAACCGCATGTTGGTGCGCACCCGGAGGAGAAAGTCGGCCATGGCTCAGCTCCAGGTGGGAACGGTGCCGTCGCTGAGCACGGCCGGGGCCGTCCAGGTCAGGGCGCCGTCGTCGGCCCGAGTGAGCGCGTAGTCGGTGATGATGCACTCGTTGTTGAGCGACTGCCCGGAAACCGTGATCGAGATGGTCCGTGTCACCGAGGTGGACGAGACCGTCTTGAGTACGGCGTGCGACTTGTTGGCGTCGTCGTTGAACACACCGTTCAGAGTGATCGAGAAGTCTGCGAGCAGGAGCAGCCGCTCCATCGCGGACTTGTCGATACCGGTGATGTCCTGGACGGCGCGCGGCGTCGCGAACTCGAAGTTGGTGATGTCGTTGCGGATGTCCTGTGCGGCGGGGGTGCTGTCATCCACCGACAGGGTTGTCCATGCGAGGCCGGATTCCTTCGCGATCTTGCTCACATCCTTTCGTTACGGACACTGAGCTGCTGCTTTGCAGGTGTCCACTCAAGTCCTGTATGCTGGGATGCATGGACAGGAACCTTACCCCCAGGCTTTGCGCCTGCGGTTGCGGACAGTATGCCGCCGTCGACAACCGTCGGAACCGGGTCAGCAAGTTCATCGCTGGCCACAACTCCAAGATCGCCCACCCCATGCAGGGGAAGGCTCACACCCTCGAAACCCGGGAACGGCTGGCTTCGTACACCGGCGAGAAGGCTTCGTCCTTCAAGCACGGCTGGTCGAGGACCCCGACCTACAAGTCCTGGTCCTCCATGCACGGGCGCTGCGAGGACACCCGCAACGCGTCGTACAAGTATTACGGTGCTCGCGGAGTCAAGGTCTGCGAGCGGTGGGCGTCCTTCGAGAACTTCCTCGAAGACATGGGCGAGCGCCCTGGCCTGGAGTACCAGATCGACCGGCGCGACCCGGACGGAGACTACTGCCCGGAGAACTGTCGCTGGCTGACCCGCGCCGAGAACAACGCGCGCCGAACCGACCCCGGAGGGTGGAAGCGCAAGCGAGGTCAGCAGCACTAGGTCAGCCTCGCTCAACCTGGGTCTTGAGTTTGTCCTGGTTCTCGGCAAACTCCTCCACCCAATACTCCGCACGCGTGTGCACCCGCGCCTTCGTGCCGAGCGGGTTTCCCCGGTAGTCGCCCCCCCTGACAAGGAAAGTCTCCGGGAGATCGTTGCGCACCCTGTGCTCCTGGAAGCACGGCTGGCCCGGCCGGAACTCCAGAGTCGCCAGGCCGTCCCGCTGGTCGACCACCCGGTACGAGCGGCCCGACAGGTGCTTGATGTAGTGGGCCTGCCTCTGGCCCAGCTCGGTATTCAGGTCCACCTGGATCCGCCAGCCGCGCGCGTACTGCTCGCACTCGACCTGCTCGCAGGTGGCCTCGGTGTAGCCGCCCTTCGGGGCCTTGACCTGGAAGGTCTGGTACGCCCTGGACGGGAGGTTGGGGGTGATGCGGTTCAGGGGTCTGGTCATCACAGGGCCCTCGTGTTGTCGTTCTTGTTGATCGCGACGGCGAACACCAGGTCGGTGAACGTGCCGCTCGTGGTCACCCGGAGGTAGCGCCGGACGGTCGCGGTGGCCGAGCTGGACTGGATCCGCTCGAAGGTGCGAGCGGTCGCGTCGGTGAACTCGGCGCCGGACAGGGTCAGCCAGTCGACGTTGTTGGCCGAGTCCTCGATGGTGATCTCTGCCGTGCCGGAGCCGAGCGAGAACACCTGGAGGTACGCCTGCCACCCGAAGCTGGCCGCCGCCGCGGTGTCCAGGCCGGTCGTGCTGGCACCGGAGGCGTGGGTGTCCTTGCCCGCCGTGAGCTGATCCGCCCAGTCTGCGCCGAAGCCGTTCGACTGCGCGCTCGTGGTGAACAGCAGCGAGCCGTCGTCGCCCCGGTTGGGGTTGTAGTCGACCTGCTTGCCGACCATGCAGAACGCCTCGGATCCGATTCCCTCGCCCCGGCAGTACATGATCTGGGTGTCGGTCCTGGGCAGGGCCTTCAGCGCCTCGTGTGCGGCGTCGTCGGCGTCGTCGAAGTACGAGACGAACTCGGCCGAGGCGTCCCGGCGGCCGAAAAGCCGGGCGTTGGCCGACTGGGTGATGGCGGTGGCCGGCAGGGTTTCCCGGGGCGTGCTGAGCGAGCTGATCGAGTTGATGTCGGCGCCGATGTCGTAGCCCCCAATGAAGAGCTGGTCGCCGAGCCCGGACTGCTTTGCCATGATCCTTTCCTCCTTAAGGGGCCTGTGTCCAGGCGTTCTCGACGATGACAGGAACCGTGATGGTCATGACCCGCTGCACCCGGTTGTCGATGTTGATGTAGCCCGACTGCGAGAAGAGCGGATGTCCCTGAGTAGCGCCCAACAGGTCGATCCACCGGGTCTCGCCCCCCAGCTGAAAATCACCCGAATAGGCTTCGAAGAGAAGGTCGACCGCGTTCATGACCGACGGATCGATGGCATCCTGGGGATTTTGCAGCATGTTCGTGTAGACGCGGACATTGAAAACGACCCGGGCGTCGGTCGCCGTGAGCCCGCTCCGCCCGCGCGCCGGCTCGATCCTGTCGATCCACACCGCGCAGGTGAGGCCACGGCCGGGCGCCGACTTCGGCTCGTGCTGGTTGACCCGGTCGAACACACCGAGAGTCGCGGCGTGACTCGCGATGCGGTCGATCAGGTCCTGCGACTGAATGGCCATCTACGCCTCCACCCACTCGGGTGTGACGCCGTCCTTGAACATGCCGCCCATCATCATGTGCGCCCGGCCGAGCTCGTTGCGATTCCCCTCGTAGTGGTGCACGTCCCGGGGCAGCGAGAAGGTGAACTGCTCGAACATCTCCTCGGTCAGCTCGATCTTGCAGCCGTTGACCTCGATCGTGATCTTCATCAGATCGCCGCCTTCCGGAACTTCCGCTTGTACCGACGGGCGCAGGACTTGCGCAGGTCGGTCAGGCCACGGCCGGCCACCACCTCGGTGCCGGAGGAGTCGCGCTCGGCCTCGTCGGAGTAAACCCGGGCGCCGTACGCCGAGAACTCCTGCTCCAGGTTCGAGATGGCGGTCGCCTTGCAGAGCTGGGCGACAAGATCCGGAACCCTCCAGACGGTCACAGAGGCCGCGTCGAGGTGGGTGGCAGCCGTGGTGCCCAGGGCGCCGCGTTCGACCGTCAGACGGCGATACGCGTGCACGTCGGCCGAGCTGGAGTGAGCGGCCAGAACGCTTCCGTCGTACGCGCGGATCACGGTGAGGTTGTTGCCGACGATGTCGACGATCCGCATCCGCTCCGAGTCGATCAGGATCTGCTCACCCACGAAGAAGAGCGTGCCGTCCGAGACGTCGACCGTGCGATCACTGCTCAGGGCGTTCATGCCGCTGGCCAGGTTCTGGGTGGTGTCTAGAGTCGTCTTGCCGGTGACCAGCATCTTCTCGGAGTCGACCTCCAGCACATGCCCAACGCCGACCAGATCCCCACGAGTCACATCCACAGTTGTGGTTGTGGTGCTGGCGACAGCGCTCTCCAGAGCCCCGGCCGCGAGCTGATCGTTGCTGATCCCCCACACGCCGACGATCTCGATGGCTCGCTGAGAGGTGCCGGAGTTGCTGAACGAGGCGGAGCTGTCCAGGTCGATCTCGATGTGGGTGTACGGGGGTCCGGAGTTGACGGGCTCCAGGAAGTAGTCACTGGAGGCGATGACCGTGCCGCCGGCGGTGAGAGTGGTCACGCTGACGAGCTCGTTCTCGTCCAGCCACAGCTTCCAGGCGGGGGAGTAGTCCCGGGTCGGCCAGGGGAAGTAGCGGGTCGCGATGCGCGGCGCGAGGCCGTGCTTGTGCCGGTTGAGCCAGCCGTCGATGTCGTCCGACGCGCTCGCTATGGCGTCGTCAATCTGCGCGGAGCGATGGGCCGCCTCCCTTACATCGAAGGCGTCCTGAACGCTCTCACGCGTGCAGTAGAACACGCGACCCATCTACCTGTACCTTGCTTTCATGATACTGAGGGGATCGAACCCTCGGAATCTGGGGGATATTCGGTTGTTGGCCTTCAGTGTAGCTGGTCAGCCCCGACAGGTACATGATTCGAACGTGCGTCCGCAGTTCGGGCAGCGAGGGTCAGTAGCTTCCGGGGAACTCGCCCCAGGCGCCCGCGTCGTCCGGCCACACCAGGCCGTCCCAAGGGCAGTACAGCTTGCCATTCGGTCCCTCCCGGAGTGCGGTGTAGTCGTTGGGGCACGAGGTGGGCGCTGTCGACCGATCCTCGGCCTCGATGTCACGGGCCTCCTGGATCATGGCCTGAAGCTGTTCCCACGCCATCACTGGACCCCCTTCAGGACTCCGTACAGCGACAGCGCAAGAGACCCGCCGGACGCTCCGATGGCGCCCATCGCGGTCCACTTCCACTTCTCCAAGGCGTTCACCCGGCTCTTCAGGTCGGGGACATCCTTGATCTGTTCTTGAACGCGCGCGACCTCGACCAGGATGTTCGTCGTCTTGGCGTCCAGCCCATCGAGCTTGTCCAAGATGCGCTCCTCGTTCACCCCTGCCCCCCAAGGCTCAAGGAGCTACGCAACTCTGCGTAACCAGTGTACGAAGTACGCTTTATGTCGTCCATATTCATCGATCAGCCTCCATCAGCGTCGCCGTCACCGTCCCGCTCACCGCGCCGGCTGCGTCGCTGGCCCATGCGGCGCTGTACAGGGTGACATTCGAACCCTTGTCCGACGTGGTCACCGCGATGGATCCGGCCACAAGTCACCTCCCCGTGACAAGGGGCCGCCGCCCGGACTGGACGAGCGGCCCCAGTTTGCCGGATCAGGCCGAGGCGACCACGGTCGCGCCGGGCGTGAGCGGTACGTACGTGCAGTACCACGTGATGGTGCCGTCCTCGGTGCCGGTCACGTTCGCAACCACGGCCTCGATCTCGCCGGTCGTGGCGAGGATGTTGGTCAGCGGGCGACCGTTGATACGGAAGTCCGGCGTGGTCGTCGACTCGTCCACGACGCCGATCAGGTCGCCGACAGCCGAGTCGGTGGTGCCGAGGTCGGTTGCCGCCACCCACTCCACCGTGGTACCGGTGGTCGGGTCGAGCTGGAGGGCCACGGTGGACGTGTCCAGCGCAATGGCCTCCGTAACCTTGCCCCAGAGGGCGGTGACCAGAACCTCGCCGCCCGCGACGGTGAACACCTGGTGGGTGCCACCGCCAGCCGCGATGACCGAGGTCTTGCCCTGAACGTACCGGCCCAGCGAGATGTCGCGGAGTTCAGTGCCGTTGATGATGACGCTCATGTCAGGTCACTCCCCTCAGACCGTCAGGCTGGACTGGAGGTTTCCGGGCTTCCGCTGAACCGCCAGGTCGTGGATGATCGCGAAGCAGAGGCCGGTGTCGACAGTCACCTGCACGCGGTCGTAACCGTCCGAGAGCTGCTCGGCGCGCACCGTGAAGACACCGGTGTCGTTGGTGGTCTCGTCCGACAGGTCGAACGTGTTGTCGGTGAAAACGGCCGCGCCGTCCTCCAGCCACGTACCGCCGACGTCCGGGCCCACGTAGGCGCGGGACTCACCGTTGGAGCCGACGACGCCGGACACGGTGAAGATGTTCAGGTCAGCCTCAGAGTTGACCCCGGTGGAGTCGGTCTGGGTGACGGTGGCGATGGCCGCACCAGTGCCGGCGTCCCCGAAGACGAAGGTGACCGCAGCCGCCTTGGTCAGGGGGATGTCGAGCCCGGAGGCCGTCTTGATGACGTTGAAGACACGACCGAGGCCGTCCCCTACTGCCGCCATTTCTCTCTCCTGTTCTCCCGGGGGGTTTCATTGCCCCGGGGGTTGACCGGGGGGAGGGGGGTTCATTGCCCTCCCCCCGGGTGAGGATCAGGCCCGCGCGTCGAGGGTGACGAAGGGGCTCAGGGTGTCGCCGCCGTTGCGCGGGGTGAGCGCGCTCTGGAGCCACGGACGACCGTCGAGACGCTCGACGAACTTGAAGCTCGTCTCGCCATTCTGGAAGCGGAAGTGCTCCGAGGACGCGACGGTCATGGCCTGGCGGTCGCCCACCAGGTAGTAGTTGAAGTCGATGAAGTTGATGTCGCCCTGGTCGCCCAGGTTCTCCACCTTCTCCGAGATGACCACCGGACGGCCGAGGATGGTCGCCGGGGGGCCGCCCACACCGTTGTTCAGCCAGACAGGGCCACCACCGGTACCGACCGAGAGGGCCATGGTGGCCAGCTCGGGGAAGGTGTCCGGGGAGACGACCCACACCGCGCTGCCCAGGCTCTGCGGCAGCATGCGGGCGTACATCTTGACGATGTTCTGCCAGACGATGGTGTCCGCAGCCTGGCCGGTCTCCTTGGGTACCGACACGCGCGCAGCGTTGGCCGCGGTGTTGATGCCCAGGGGCTGGCCGGCGCCGGAGCCGCTGAGGAACGCGACGTCGGCGAAGTAGGCCAGGGCCTGCGGGAACGTGCTCCGGATGAACGCCTCGAAGGAGACCGCCGAGTCGGAGATCAGCTCGTTCGGGACGTTCGCGAACGCCGTCAGCTTCCAGGCTTCCAGCGCGAGGCGCCCGAAGGTGGCCGCGACGTCGGTCATGGAACCGGACTCGGGGGTCCAGTAACCCTGCACGCCGCCGAAGACGTTCGTGGCGTGGCTGGTGTCGTCGATGTACGGGTAGATCACCCGCGAGGTGTCCATGGGGACGATCCGGGCGCGCGGACGCACGACGGATGCTTCGAGCGACAGGCTGAGCAGCTCGGCCCGGAACGCCTCGGGAACCAGGAAGCCGCCGGACGCAGGCTCACCGGAGCTCGCGGCAGCGTTCTTCAGGGTCTCGCGCTTGGCGGCCAGCTCGGCCGTCATGAACGCCTTCGGGGAGATGTCGATCAGGAACTGAGCGAGAGTCTCGCCATACTCCTTGGCGCTGTACTTGGCGCCGAGAGCCTTGGGCTGGAAGTGGGCGCGAGCAGACGTGGTGACCGCGTCGACACCGCCCTCCTTCATCAGCTCCAGACCCTTGACGTTCTCGTTCTCGCGCAGGTACTCGGCGAGGACGCGCTGCGTCTCCTGCTCGACCTGGCGCTTGAGTTCCACATCCTTCGCGTGGACGGCCTTCGCGTACGCCTTGACGACGTCCGAGAACTGACCCTCCTGCATGAGGTTCTGGACCTTCGACCCGTCCGCAAGCAGCTCTTCCAGCTCGCTCTGCGACTCGGGGATTGCGATCTTCGGCATTACACTCCCTTCAGAGCGTTCTTGAAGGCTTCAAAGTCCCACGCGAACGGGGCGGGCTCGTCCTTCTTCGATTCCGGCGTGACGGGGTCGCCCGCCGGGAGGTCCAGCATCTCGGGGCCGTGCTCGCCCTTGAGCTGCTGGGGCCTGAGGACCGGCTCGGGAGCATTGTCCCGCCCGGCGTAGTTGAACATCGACAGATCGAAGTCGTCCCGCTTGCGGGCCTGCCCCTCGACCTCGTCGATCAGACCGGCAGCCAGCGCCTCTTCGGCGTTGTACCAGGTCTCGGCCCGCATTCGCTCGCGCCAGAACTCGACACCGCCGCCGGCCTTGTCGTTGTAGACCGAGGCGATAGTGTTTGAAGTCTCGTCGAGCAGGTCGACCAGCTTGCGGAAGTCCCCGGCGTTGCCAGCGGCAGCCGTCCAGCCGTCGTGGATCATCATCTTGGACTTGGGGGCCATGACAACCTTGTCCGCGCCCAGGGCGATGACCGAGGCGATCGAGGCAGCCAGGCCGTCCACGATCACCGTGGTGGGCTCCTCGCGCCGCTTCAAGGCCGAGTAGACGGCCACGCCGTCGAACACGTCCCCGCCGGGGCTGTTGAGGTGCAGGTTCAGCGGGCCGCTAACGCTCCGGACCTCGGCCAGGAAGTCGCCGACCGACACGCCGAAGCCGCCGATCTCGTCGTAGATGTAGATGTCGGACGGGCCGGTCGTCTTATTCTCAATCCGGTACCAGTCCTTGCTGGCGCGAGCCTGGGGACGTCGAGGAGTCCAGTTGGCTGGGCCGCCCCACTCCTCGGGAATCAACTCCTCCAGGCCGAGAGCCTTAGCGCGCTTCTTGATATGGGTCTTGGTCGCATCCGGATTCTTGGACCGACCGATGGCCTGAATGGCGTTCTCCAGATCTTCCCTGGTCACGATGGGGTAGGACCCGTCCGACATAGCGTGGCCCTTCTCCGCCAGCCGTTCGCGCTCCTCAGTGGAGAACTCGCGGTTCAGCACATCCCAGTCGAAGTAGTCCTTGATCTTCATCTCTCGTTCGCCTCCCTCGCCGGGTTCGGCTTCTTGGGTTCCTGGTTCGGCCGAGGGCCGGCGTCCCCGTCCTGCGACCTACGACCACCGCCGGGGGCTTCCCGACCTGCGGCGTTCGGGTCGGCCTGGGGCGGGTTCATCGCGAACTCGTGCGCCTCGCGGGCCATCTGGAGCTTCATCTCGTCCTGCCGGATGCTGGGTAGCCCGACAACCTCCAGGGCGTCGTCCCAGTCTGCGCCGGCCTCGACGATGATCTTCAGGGCCTGCGCCTTCGTGATCCGGTCAGCCGAGTCGGCCTCGCGGTCCTCCGGAACCGGGTCCTCAAAATCCCACTCCAGATTCGTGGCGGTACTGCCGAACAGCTTCAGCAGGGCGTTCAGCGCCGACTGGACCTTACGCAGGCGCGGCCTGAGCAGGTACCGTCCGAACATGCGTTCGTTTGCGTCGGCGACCGCCTTGTTGACGTCCTCGGTGGCGCCGGTCATGCCCTTCGGATAGCCGAACGCCTCTCGGATGTCCTCACGGGAAAGCTCGGCCAGCTCGGGGAAATGCATGTCGCGCATCGAGTACTTGCGCTCGACCCACTTGCCCTGCTCCAGGACGGCCACGCGGTGGGCGTTGGCCACACCCTGGTGCTGCTCCCGCCAGCGGGTGACGAGCTCGCGGAACTCGTCGTCGTCGAGCCGGTCCTCGATCTCGATGATCCCGCCCGGCTCGGCGGAGTTGTGGAAGAAGTTCCGGGCGTACTCGGCGGCCAGCCGGTTGGAGTCGAGCTTGACGCCCAGCGACTGCACCGGGCCAAGGCCACGGTAGGGGTCCAGCGGGTTCGGCCGCCTGAAGTGGATCACGTCCTGCTTCAGCAGCGGAACGCGCTCCCCGTCCGGCGACACGTACACATAGCCGGTGAGGGCCTCCGTGTCGGATGTCACGATGCGCATACGGTCGGGGCGTACTGGCCACACCTGAAGCGGGCCTGCCGCCCGGATCGAGCCGTGGGCGACCACCCAGATGAACTCGCCGGCGGTGTCGTAGTGCTGGACGGTCGTCTCGATGAATTCGACGGTGTCCATCAGCGGGTTCGGCTGCCCCAGCAGATCGATGGCGGCATGCCTGACGACCTCGGCCCGGGTCTCCACCTCGCGGAAAACCCGCCGACCGTCGGTGTTCTTGCGGTACAGGTGCCAGTCGACCAGGCCGCAGGACTCCGAAAGCCTGCTCACGATGCCGTACAGCGTGCCAACCTCGCCATACTGCTCCATGCCCCGGCGCATCTTCTCCTCGGTGGAGGCGCCACGGCCGGTGACGATATTGAAGAAGTCGGTGCGGCCGGGGTTCTTCGGAGCCATGGGGACGGGTGTGCGGTTCTTCAACGCTCGGCCCAGTCGGCTCACCCGTCACTCCCTTCATCCCCGTAGTTCCATTGGATCACCCAGAGCAGTCCTCCGGCGACAAGGTAGCCCGCCGGGGCATAGATCATCCAGGCGCCGTATGAGACCAGGGTAGCGCCTACCAGAGAAATCGCAAGAGTCAAGGCCCTGCGGCCTGCGGTCTTGAGGTTCTTGAGGGCCCGCTGCCTTCGATCTCGTGATCTCCGCAACCAGGCCACCAGTTCGGCCTGGTTGCGCTTCCACGCCGGCTGCGGGTCGAGCAGGGGGTCACGCTTCTTCATCGGGTGCCTCCTCATGGGATTCGACGCAGTCGAGGTAATCGCCCAGGGTCGTGTAGACCGAGCCGCAGCCCTCGCACACGTGCACGCCAACGCCTCTCATGTCAGTAGGTGATCGAACGGACGCGGGGACGGGACCTCAGGTCCTTCTCGGCGATCATGTACCGCATGGCGTCCATCCCGTGGTCGTCGGCCTTCACCGGCATCTCCTTCGGTGGCTTCCCCTGGTTCTGGGCGATGACCGTGCCCCGGTCCCAGATGTACCCGACGATCTCCTCCAGGGTGCAGGTGGGCTTCTTCTTGTCCGCCAGCTCTTTGTCCCGCTCGACCAGGGCGTCCTGACACAGGAAGATCCCCGGCTTGCCGGTGGCCTCGTTGACTCTGAAGCGCTTCTTCACCGCCTGGATGCCGTCCTCGACGGACTTCTTGGCCGCCTTGGTCGACATGCCGAGCTCGCGCTCCAGAACAGCCCGCCCCTCCGCATCGTGGTCGCAGATGACCATCCGGGGGCGCGGGTTCCTTTTCAGGTCCATGGCGGCCTTGATCTTCGGCGCCATCTCGTCGACTGTCGTCTTCGTGGAGTACAGCTCCTTATACAGGTAGAGGTTGCCGTCCTCGTCCTCCGCCCAGAACTGGACCACCATCGGATTGGTGTAACCGAAGTCGACCGTGATGTACCTGGTCCAGGACACCGGGGGACTGCCGATCCGCTTGTGGACGTGGATCGCCGGATCAAACTCCTCGTATACCAGACCCTCGGCGGCACACCAGATACCCTTGCGGAGCCGCATGTACCTGACACCGGTCAGCGCGTCCAGCTTCGCCATGTACGCAGCGCCCACCTCGGTGAGTCCGCCGGTCGTCCCATCCGGGTTCTGGTGGTACAGGATCGGGTTGTCCTCGTGCCGGGACCGGATGTGGTGCGTCTTCTTCAGGTCGCACCGGATCTTCAGCCAGTGCGTCGGCACATCCGGGTTCGCGTCGGCGATGATCTGCTGATACGGCATCTTGCCGTTACGCAGACGGGTGGTGATAGCCTCCCAGTCGGTCTCCGTGAGCTCCGTCGACTCCTGGACGTACACGACGTCGTACTCCGAGGACATGATCTTCATCGACTTGTCCATGCCGCCGACCACGATCCGGGAGCCATTCTTGTACCGGTAGCAGGCCGCCTCCTTGGCCGACCCGCCGAACCACTTCACCTCACCCGACGCCAGATGCTCCTTCGCGACATGCTCCTCGTACGTCACCAGCGCCGTCGAACCCAGGCTGGCCAGAGTCTTTCTGACAATCAGACCCCGCATGCCCGGGTACTTCATCGCCACGGCGTGCAACTTCTCCAGCAGGCACTTCGATTTCCCCGTGCCGGCCGGCCCGGCATACAGCAGCTCCGGGCCCTTGAACTTGAACGCCTCGATGGCTGTCCCGTACGGCTGATAGCGGTGCACCGGCCCCTGCGGTTGCAGCCGAGCCTGCCGACGCCTCTCCGCCCGCTGGGCGTCCGCCCTGGCCGCGGCATCCGCTATCAGATCGTTCAGGGGCTCTTCGGCGATCGTCACCTTCTCACTTGCCATAGGGGATCACCTCCATCTCTCCTGGGCCCACCGGTTCACCCGGCTGGACGGGGCCGCGCCCAACCCTGACGATCGCAACGACATGACAGGTGCAGAACTGCTGATGCAGATCCGGGTGCCGCCGTCGGTGCAGCCAGTGCCTGAAGCGCGCCCACATCAGATGTCGTCCACGGAGATGCCGACAATCTGGTACTTGACCTCTTCGCTGGAGATGTTCACCTGGGTGCGGGCCGGCAGGTCGCCCAGCTCCTCCGCAACCGCCTTCAGGATCGACACCAGCACCTCCTGCGACCGAGCCGACTCGCCGGAAGCCATCTTCTCCGCGGCGTTCTGATACTCCCGGATGCGCTCGATCTTCTTGGCCACCCACACCCCGGCGTACTGGTCGGCCAGATTGTTCCGGACCTCCTCGATCTCCAGCTCGTGCCGCTTCTTGAACTGGGAAATCGAGGTCACCGAAGCTCCGTACAGCTTCGCCAGATCCCGCCCCGTCTTCTCGCCCAGCGCGAAATCACGGATCAGGCGGTGCTTGACCCAGCCGCGCTCCAGATGCCCCTTCACCGGCCGGCGCCCGTCCGTGCGAGCCGGCGACAATTCGCGGCTCGTCTCGGTGGCGTCGAAATCGCCGTCCCTGCCGCGCTCGACCTCCACGTCCGCACCATCACGCTTCGACTGAACCATATCTGCCCCCTTCTCGGGCATTCCTTCCGGGTATTCCTTTTACTTTCGAGTCATTCGGTAGAAATCGGACCGTCCCCAGGCCCACCATGATCTTTAGGAAGCATTGCAACAGCGAACATGCAAACACACCCCCCACCTGCATGAATGCCCCCCACCTTTGCACATGCACACGCCTTTGCACATTGCAAGAGCACACATGCAAAGGGCTTTGCGCATTGCACATGCATACGAGCAAAGAGCTTTGCGATTGGCATGCGCAACTGTGAATGCAAAGGTACCCAGTGTCCCAGCACTGTGACCATTCCGTGATGTTTAGGCGTGCCCCCACAGGGAATACCCCAAGGGAACACCCGAATACCGCACCCAGGAGGCACCGACCATGAGCACCCCCACCACCCCCAGCACTGGCACCAAGGTCGAGGTCCCCTTCGGCGTCGAGACCCTGAGCGGCACCGTGACCGCAGTCCACCAGGGCTGGGCCATGGTCCGCATCGACACCGACCAGCCCGTCCTGGCAGGCCGCCAGGTCCCCTTCGCAGTCTGAGGAGAGCCAGCCATGAACGCACGCCCCGTCAGCCTGAACAAGCGCTACACCGACGAGTACGTCCGCACCGCCCACACCCAGCCCACGCCCGAATGGGAGCTCGCCTACCGTCGCCTCAGCGCCCACCAGAACGCCGCATGCCAGACCGGCGGGACCGGCTTCCAGCTGGTCGGGCACCGGGACGGCCTCCAAGCCAACGACCCTGTCAGCCTGGCCAGCGCGCTCACCATCCTCGCCCAGCGGGGGCACACCGCCCACCTGGGGCACTGCAACCACGTCCCCGGCGAGGGCTGCGTGAACTGCGAGGGTCGCTGCTGACCGGTCCCGGCATCGGGCCACCAGGCCAGACTGTCCAAGTCTGGTGGCCCTCTTGTCCGGATCGTCCAGTCGGAAACACGAAGTGGAGGAGCCATGATCACGGTTCGTCGTGCCCAGCTTGCTGCCCTGACGGCAGTCACAGCCACGGCCCTGGTGGTCGTCGGGTGCCAGGAGTCGGAACCGCAGGCCGACCCGTGCAGGACTGCATCGGCCCTGCCTGCGTACGAGGTAACCCAGCCGGACGGGTCGCGCGTAGGTGTCCCCGCGGGCCGGATCCTGGTCCGTGAGGCGTCGCTGGAGGGCTTGTCCGGCGAGGGCTTGTCGCGTGCGTGCCGGGCGTTCGTCGAACAGTACGCGTCGGATCACCGTTGACATCACCCCCCTGGCTGGCGCGTAGGGCCGTTCGATTCGGCCCCAGGGGACCAGGATACCTACAGATTCCTCAAGGGAGGTTGGTCATGTCGCTGCGACAGCAGATCGTCTACAGGGTCTCGATCAATATCCCGTGGGCACTGGTCTGGGTTGAGACCCGCGGCGGGTTCGTCGGGGGCTGGCTCCGGTCGGTCCTGGAGTTTTGGGGTATTGCCTGACGGGAATACTGTCATTAGGAGGTGAGGGCAATGGAGACAACGTTCTGGGTCGTGTGGTCGGTGATCATGCTGGCCCTTCTGCTCGCCGCCCTGGTCGTGTGGGGAGGTCCGCGGAAATGACCGACTACAGCAAGATCACCGCGGATCTGGTCTGGGGCCCGGAGATCGGTCGCCTGTACACGGAGGCTTCCCCGTTCGTCACGACCCTGGCCAGGCTGGCCTACCGTCGGTTTGCCGACCAGGTCGAGCGCCAGTTCCATGAGCTCACATCGTGCAAGGGCTACGGAGTCAACGTCATCTTCACGGAGAACGACCCGTATGGGTCGGCAGAGGAGATGTTCAGCGACGTTCGCCGCGCTCGACTGTTCGTCTACAGCACGTCGGCAGAGCAGGCTCACCCCCTGCTCACCCGGGACGAGAACAACATGTTCCGGGCGGTGCATGACTTCCACGGCCACTACATGACCGGTCGCGACTTCAGTCGGCATGGTGAAGAAGCGGCATGGGTCCGCCACTCGCAGATGTTCACCGGCCTGGCCCGCCGGGCGATGACGACAGAGACCCGCGGTCAAAACTCCGCTTTCATCTGGATAAACGGCGGTCGCCAGTTCCCCGAGCAGAAAGCGATCCTGCTTCCGGACTGGGTGTCCGCCATTCCCGAAAGGTGGTCACGATGAATTGCGCGTGCCGAGCGGGCGACAGTCAGGAGTTCGGACACGGGACAAACTGCCCCCGTAGCCCTTCCTACCGTCCACCCACGCACATCGTCATAAACGGGCACCTGTACCGCCTGGTCCCCGTGAAGTGAGAAAGGTGGTTGTCACCATGATCGAGCGTTCGCAGTCAGGGACTCTGATCACCGGGTCTGACGTCACGGTCTACCGCGTGCTCACGATCCGCAGGGGCCTGATCCTGAAAATCGACACCGGGCTCGCCCTCACCCGGATCAGCCCTCTGTCGGCCGCCCAGCGGGACGGCATCACGGTCCGCCGGACATACCGGGACGCACTCCGGGACGTCAACAAGTGGCTGAACGAACGGGGCGTCGCATCGGTCTGGTCCAAGACCCACCCGAACGGCTGACCGCAAGGGGTGCCGGTCCCCCCAATGACCGGTCAGGCCCCACAGGCGGTGTGAAGCCGGGTTCGATTCCCGGCGGGGCCACGCAGCTTTACCCGTCCGGAAGGGAGGAAACCGTGGACTGGCTACAGGGTTCGAATCCGTACACAGGGGTGAGTACCCCGCAGAAGGGCTTCCCGTCCATCCTGCCGCTTAGCGAGGCGACAGACTGGATCGGGGACTGCGGTGAGTCGAGGGTGCTGCTGGGCGTTGACGCGCTCGGCAATCCGATCACGGTGGATCTGGAGTCCGAATCCCCGCACGTGCTCGTCTCGGCCCCCACGGGTCGGGGGAAGTCGGCCGTGGCTCGCTCGCTGGCGGTCCAAAGGCTGGCGAAGGGCGACCGGGTCGTGTTCCTGGACATCAAGCGTCACTCGCACCGATGGGCCAGGAATCTGGCGCCGAACGTCCACTACGCGAAGTCCGCGCAGGACATAGGCGGCACCCTGGTCCAGCTGGGTCGAGAGGTTCACCGCCGGAACGTGATCGTCGACGAGTGGGATGGTCCGCTTGAGGCCGCCCCGGTCGGACCGAGGATCGTGGTGGTGTTCGAGGAGATGAACGCCACGATGTCCAGCCTCAAAGCACTGGACAAACGACTGCACGAGGGTGACTACACAGCCACCCAGGGGTTCATGGACGCGACGTTCATGGGTCGGGCGGTCAAGGTCCACATCGTCGGTTTCGCGCAGATGGCATCATTCCGTGCGACCGGTGGAGCCGAGGTGATCGAGAACTTCGGCACCCGGATCCTGATCGGTCACAGTCCGCAGGCATGGCGTTGGCTCGCCTCGGACTGCGGGAAGCCGATCAGTGCCCCCGAGGAGGATGGTCGAGGCATCGTCTGCCACGGTGGCAAGGCACGCGAGTGCCAGCTGCTGTGGGTGCCGGAGGAGGACTCGGAGAGGTTCGTCACGTCCGCTCTGCCAGCCCAGCGACGGGCGCGAGAGCTCAGCGGCTCAAGGGCTCGCACTCCGGCCGCCTGGCGTGCGGCGATCACAAGTCGACAGGAGTAGATCATGGACGCAACACGTGCCCGCGCGGCCTGGCAGGTGTACCTGTCCGCCAACCGTGGCGCTCAGCCGGAAGACCTCATGACGGACCTCGCGCATCTCGCCGATGCAGACGGCTGGGATGGCGCGGAGGTTCTGGAAAAGGCCGAGAGGCACTACCACGCAGAGGTCGAGGAGGACCGAGGGGGTTTGAGGTAATACCCCACGGGCATACTTCAAGTGGAACACCACGAGAGATCGGAACCCCGATGGACGTCATCATTCAGCTGGTCATCGAGAACCACTACGCGGACGCTGTCATCGAGACCAGGGAAACCGTTACCACCCCGTCGTACCCGCACGGCCGGGACGACTTCGATTGGTGGCAGGAGTACATCTGGCCCCTCACCGGCACAGGCCGGTCCGGGGACGCGGTCTACGAGGTAGGCATCGTCGACTCGTCCGACCCCAAGCTGATCGGCAAGACCCACGTATTCGCCTGACCACTCATCGGATTCCGGGGCCGGAAGGTCCCGGGGTCCTGTTGGTTCGATCAGACGGAGGAGCCATGATCCCGATTCAGTCGGACTCCGAAACCCGCGAATACTACGTGGGCAACATCCTGAACACCTGGTCACGGGCCACGGCCGCTCAGCTCGACTCCGGTCGCCGGTGGTACCCGACAGCCCACGATACGGCCGCGATGCTGGCCGACGGAGACGTCAAGGTCGGTGCCGGTCTGCTGGCTGCCCTGTCCCCGCAAACGACCTGGTGGATGAACGTCGAACTGGCCTGCGATGCGTACGAGACAGGTCGGGCGTCCCGGCACGTCGGCGACGCGTGCGGGAAGGCCAACAAGATCCTGGCCGGGATCGACCCTGCCGAAGTGCTGCCCATGCAGCGCAAGACAGGCCATTTCTACCGGTGCATCCTCGACCCGTCGGACCCCGTCGCGGTGTGCGTGGACCGGCACGCCCATGACATCGCGGTGGGCGTCCGGTACGGGGACTGGTCCCGGGGGCTGTCGGCAAAAGGCCGATACAGCCTGCTGGCTCACTGCTACTGGGAGGCTGCCCGGCTGTTGAACGAACTCCCCTCCGTCGTTCAGGCCGTGTCCTGGGTGACGTGGCGGGACTCCCTGTCCGCACGAGACTGAAAGGTAACATCATGAGCTGCCTGTGCAACAAGATCTACGACAGCCCCCAGGGGGGCACGGTCGACCTGCTGGAACGAGAGCTCCCCAAGGGCGGGTACTTCGTGGGCGGAGCGGCCGAACCGCTGGTGCTCAGGCCGACCGCCGCACCCTCCCTGCACGCGATGACCCAGGCGTTCACGAGCAAGGTTCACTCCCGCTACGTCGGGTGGTGGACCGACTCCGAGTCGGGCCTGCTGTACATCGACGCCACCGACTGGTTCCCCTCTCTGGCCACGGCAACGGCTGTCGGTCGGTCCCGCGGGGAGATCGCCATATTCGACATAGCCGCAGGGGAGGAGGTCAGGCTGACCTAATGGCGGGGGAGGGGTCCGCCCCTCCCGATCCGCGAGTCCGGCCCAGACCACGAAAGGAAGCGATCATGAACGTGTGGCTGCACACCCACCTCCCCCGGCTCCAGTCCGGCGAGACCCCCGACGTGATCAGCGTCAAGGTCCCCGGCCGGCACGTCCGGTACGCCTCGTGGGTCTCGATCAAGAACGTCGAGTTCAAGGTCCACGAGCGGGGTCGGCAACGCTGCATCACCGAGGGCGTCCGGAACGTCCACGCCTGGGTGATCGGCGAGGAGATCCTGCGGGTCGGATCCGACTGGAGCTACGCGCAGGCACCCCGTCCGGCCGGGTACCGCCAGGCGGTGTACGACCCGCGGAAGGGCCCGACGTTCGTCGACAGCGAGACCCTGGAACCAGTCGTGAGGGCCGATCTGGTCATCATGGCAGGCAAGAACGTCTACTACGCATGGAGGTGAATCATGGACACGTCCACCTGGGAAGCTTTCGAGATCTTCCTTCGATCGCTGCCCCGGGAAAAGTCGGCCCAGGAGGTCGACGAGATCGAACACCGGCACGATGCCGAGCGAGGCCCGTACGCTCCGCACGGCACGACAGTCCACCACCTGCCCGGAGAATCGAGGCACTGATCATGCATGAGACAGCCGAGTCCTACCGTCGCCAGTGGGCCACGCTCACCGGCAAGTCCGAGCGGGACATCTACGTACCGGATGCGCTCCGGCCCGATCCCCCCGTCCGGCCTGAGTCCATCCGCGAGGAGGACTGATCATGCTCGCCCCGGTCCACTTCTGCCCGCAGTGCACCGACGAGTTCGACCCCATCGAGGGCCAGGTCCCGTCCGAGGGCCACGCCGACCAGTCCAATTTCTGCTCCGACGACTGCTACAACCGATATCGCGAGGCGATCGAAGCGCAGGAGGCGTACGATCAGGCCGGTTGGTCGGCCCCCGTGTTCTGACCGCGGTGACCGCATGAAAGCCCCCTCGCCCGAAAGGGTGAAGGGGGCTTTCCGTGCTCTCAGTGCCCGATGGGGGCTCCGCACGCTCCGCAGAATCCTGCGTTGGGCGGAACCGGTGCTCCACAGTGAGGACACACGGATCCGTTCACCTCCTCGCGCATTCGTCGTGGACGGCCCACACTACCGTCGCTCCGAGCTCCACGGCGACGTACGGTGCCGGCCCGTCGAGCGCGACCGGTCTGCGGCACCGTTCGCACGGCTGGGCCCGGTCAGTACGGCGGATCCCCGCAGACCGTGCAGAAGATCGTTCCGTCGAGCGCGCCGAGGACAGAGTCGAAACGGCCACAGGCGCGCTCTGGCGGCCTTTTGGGACCGGATTGGCCTCGGGTACCGGGGTGGCCCCGCCGGGCCGGGAGACGGCCGCACACCGGTGCTCCTGGCACACGTGCGGTCCCTCGGTCACGCCTCGCTGAGCCAGCGCGGTCAGCTCGGCCGGTCGGACTCCGGTCACGCTTGTCGCAGTCACGCGCCAGAGATTCCGGCCGCCCAGGAGGGCTTGGGTCGCCTGCGCTGCGTCCAGGGGCTCCATCTCCAGTCGGACGACCAGGTTGGCGATCGGGTGGATGAACAGACTTCGCCCACAGCCTCGGCAGGGTTCTACCTTGATCAATTTCTCCTTCTTCCTGAACCTGCGAACCGGGTGAACCCTACTGCGGGACCCTCCCTAGGGTCAGGTCCCAGCAGGGTTCAGGGTTCGGCTCGATAGGGTTCGGTCGGGTTCGCTTAGGGTTCGCCCTGGTCAGAGCAGGGTTCGCTTAGGGTTCGCTAGGGTTCGGGAATCGTCTCTCCATAGGGTTCGCGAACCCTGCCCCGAACCCTATGATTCCGGGCCCTCTCGACCCACTTTTCGCCGGTCTCCCGACCCTCCTTGAGGTCCCTCATGATGGCTGCCGCCCCCCTGGGCGTAACCCTCCATTTCGAGGCTTGCTTCGGCACGAGTTCGACCAGTCCTTTGGGTTTCAGCTCCTGCACCCACACCTTCCGAGCGGCCTGCCGGGTCACCCTTCCGCCCGCCGGCTCGGTGCTCTCCTCGCGATCCATGTCCTTCGCGAAGTCGGACGCGCTCACCCCGTCGAGCTGGTAGGCGGACAGCTCCTGTAGGTAGTACGCCTGCCGCGGGGACAGCGCCGGGATGGGTTCGGCGATGTCTGACTCGTCGGCGGCGTCGACCGGTGCCCCGCTTCCTTCGACGGCCGCCAGGCTGGTGACGGGGTCTCCGAAGTAGTCTTCGCCAACGGTGTGGACCATCATCTCCAGGGTCAGGAAGTCCTTCTCGGTGGGATTGTCCTTCTGCTTGCCCTCGTCCCCCTGGGCGGTTGACAGCTTGACCTCCATCGAGTCGTCCGAACGCTTCAGCACGAGCACGGTGTCGGCCGCCGCGTACAGCATCGAGCTGCCGCGCATGCCCTTCCGTTCGTCCTTGCCGAAGTGGTGAACGATCAGCACGCAGGCTCCGGTTTCCTGCCGGATCCGGTGGAGGACGTTGATCACGAGGTTCATCTCGCTCTTGTTCTCGTCCACGCCGACGGTGCACATCGCTTGGGTGTCGAAGATGATCAGCCCGTACTCTCGACCTGCCTCTTTCTCCTGACGCAGCTCGTGCAATAGTGCCGGCATCTCTTTGGCGACGTCGGCCAACTGGAGGGCTCCGGGGTAGAAGGTCACGTTCTTGACCTCGCGGTCGTACTGCTTTTCCCACGCCTGCTTCCGGTGGGCGTAGGCGTCTTCCCCTTCGGCCACGATGATCAGCGAGCGTCCGTGCGTCATCTTCCGGCCGTAGTAGTCCATGTCTTCGGATCCGTACCGGAAGGCAAGGTCGGCCGTCATGAACGACTTGAACGTGCCGGATGATCCAACGGTCCAGCACAGGGAGTTCTTGTTGAACAGCCCTTGCACCACCGGCATCTTGATCTTGGCCTGGTACTCGGGCGCCTCGGTCAGCCGGGGCTTCAGCTTCAGCGAGTAGAATGTCTCGGCTTCCGGCGACAGTGTGCCGGAGAGGTCGGCCTCCTCTCGCTCTCTCCTGACCTTGTCTCGGGCCGCCTGGGTGCGCCGCTCGTGCTCGTCGAACTTGGCCTGCTCCTCCTGCTCCGCCGTCTCCCTCTGTCGCTTCTCGGCGGCGTCCAGCACGATGCGACGGGTCTCGGGATCGATATCCGGGCCCAGCGGGAGCGTGCCCGGCTGGAAGATGTCCCACTCCACGGTCACTCCCCGGCGATCGAGCGGAGCAGCGCCGCCAGGTCGGTGTGCTTCAGCCACTTCTTTTCGGCCAGGTGCCCGATGAGTCGGACGAGTGCGGGCCAGGTCGCCACCCGCTCGATCTCGATGAAGTACCCGTTCCGCTCTGGTGCGGGATCACAGGCGTGGTGGAACACTCCCCATGAGGCCAGGTCGGGCATCCGGTTCCAGTCGTCCCCCTCGATGACCGGGAAGGGTTTTGAGGCGAGGTAGGCGTCGAACTCTTCGCTCGCCCGCTCGACGCGAGCGACCTGGCCCATGTCGACCACCAGGTGCCCGCCGGAGGTGACCTCCCGTCGGCAGGTTCGGCAGGTGTATTGCGGCTGGCCGGCCTGTCCCTGCTCTCCGGCGTACGCCCGGATGTCGGACCAGCGGTATCGCCTTCGCCCGTTCACCTTGGTGAACCGGGGGCCGGTTCCGTCGGATGCCCAGCGGTCCAGGGTGTTCGGCTTGACTTTGAGGTAGTCGGAGACTTCCCGAGTGGTCGCGAGCCCCTCCATGGGGTCCCCTTTCGTGCAGAGAGATGCAGGATCCCCCAGTGTACACCGGGGGATCCGGTTTCGCGATGCGGCTATCCGCGTTCGCCGCCGTGACCCCTCGCCCGCATCGAGGCCGCCGTGGTGACCGTACGCCCGCCGGCCTCGCACAGGGTGGCCCCGCACAGGGTGATCGTGGTGGCGGCGATGTTGTGCCCGCTGATCCGGCCACCGGCGAGCACGGTCACCTGTCGATGACACATCGGGCACTCCACCTTGCGCGGTGTCGCCCTGAACGCCGACAGCCGCGAGAAGTAGGGGGTGTCTTTCGGCGGGGCCTTGAAGCTCCCCTTGCAGCGTTCGCCCGGCCCCGGCCAGCCGCCGTTCGACCGGGCGTGCTCGGCTATCACGCCCTGCCTGGTGAGGGGTTCGATGAACCGGCACACCCGGCAGTAGCCCTCCCCGTAGGGGCCGAGGATGGTCGCCGGCCGGGGCTCAGGAGGGGTTTTCACGAGGGGGCCCTGTGTAAATCGTGAACGAACGAACCCCTTGAACGGTTTCACTGTCGATCTCCACTTCTACGGCTCCTTCGAATGTTATTGACGCGTCCGGCAGCGCATCGATCCGTGCCAACCGCCGGTCGATGTACCCGACAGGCCCGGCCTGTGGGGACTGGCACAGCGAGCACGTGCAGGCTGGGATGTCCGCCTGGGTGATCCGGTCGTAGATGTTGACCGAGGCTGCCGGTACTGGCACACCCCGGTCGGGGCTGAGGGACGCCGAGAAGTAGCCAAGGGGGAGTTCGGATCTCTCCATCTGCCTCACCCCTCCCATCTTGAGCCCGCGGATGCCGTCGCGGTCGTGGTGTTCTGCACAGCGGGCGGTCCGGGACCAGTCATCGCAGTCGGGGCACGGGTCGCGGTAGCGCGAGCCGCTTTCCGGCACCCCCTCCCCCGTCGCCACCAGCTGGAACATCGGTCGCGGGTACAGGCCGCCGATGCGTGCCCTCGCCCAGCCGAGGGCACGCATCGCTTGAAGGCTTGCGTCGCCCGCCCAGTCTCCTGCGTATTCGAGCAGCTCGGTTTCGGTCTCGGTGGAGGCTTCGAGCCATTCGATGCCGGCGCTGTTCGGGCTGAGGCGGCGCCGTTCGCCTCTCTTCTTGATCGGGTAGTGCAGCTCGATTCTGCCGATGTCGGCCGGGTGGGACAGGCCGGCATCCTTCGGGACGGCCATGAGTCAGTCTCCTTCGATGGTGATCGACGCTCGGGTCAGGTTGAGGGCGTATTCGCGGGCCTGTTCGGGGTCGAGGTGGAGCTCCAGGACCGTTGCGCCCGTGTGCGGGTGGTAGAAGCGTGTGACGACTTTGCGGGTGTCCGGGTTGGCGAAGATTTCCGCCGAGGCTCCGTTGATGTGATCGTCCATCAATCTCCTTATGCCTGGCTTACCGTCCAGCGTTCTGCGTCCGGGTTCCAGAAGATGCCGCCGTGCTCTCCGTCCACGAACGCCGTGCCGGGTTGGGGGTCTTCGCCCGCTTCCTCCAGGGCGTTCATGGCTTTCGCCAGATTCAGGTACAGACCCGCGATCTTGTTGTTCATCGCCTGCCTCTTCGCTCGTTGTGCCGCGCAGTCGGGGCAGGTCAGGGGGTACGAAGACCAGCCTCGACGGACAGCCCCATCGTACGCCGACGAGAAGTCGACGAAGAGCGGGCTGTCCGTCGAGTCGGTGACGGTCGCCTCCGGGCTCGCCTCCGGGGCCAGATAGCGCTCGCACACGCACTGGACCCGGAAGAACGTATAGATGGCCACCTGGGCATTCCCTTCCTGTTGCCTCGGGTGTTGGGCCGGTATTACATCCGGTAGCCGCGTCGCTCCAGGTACTCGGCGAGGGCCTCGCGGACGATGGTCGCCTCGAAGGTGCCCCGTCCCCGGGCGATCTCGTTGACCAGCTCCTTTGCCCGCTTCGGGAGCTTGGTGACGATCTGCGCGTCGTGGACCCGGGGGCGCCGCGCCGCGGTTCGGAGGGTGTCGGAGATGGTGGCCATGGGATACTCCCTTGGTGTTCGGTGGGGTGTTCCCTTGGAGTATACCTCCGGCACCGAGGGTTAAACGTCCTACACTGTGATCCGGACCCCAGGGAGGGAAAGTGGACAGTTCGGACATCGCCTGGGCGGGCATCATCGCTGCGGGGATCGCCTTCGAGACGTACGCGCTCAAGAACAGCGCCAGCGGGGACACCCTGTCGGAGAAGACCAGGAAGGTTTTCAGGGTGCGGACGTCCAGGGTCGGCCGCCTGGCCTTCGCCGGACTCTGGCTCTCCTTCGCCGGGTGGTTCCTCGGGCATATCCTTTGGGGGTGGGACTTCCCGCTCACGTGAGAGAGGAACAAGGCATGAAGGACTACCTGAAGCGGCTGGTCGAGCTGGCCGGCGCCGGCTTCATCGCGGGTGCGAGCTCGTACGTCGTCCAGAACGGCGTCGAGCTCTCCTCCGCCAGCCTCCGCGGTCTCCTGGTCGCGGCGGGCCTCGCGGCCTACGGTGTCGTCGTCAAAAAGCTGGGCGGGGACAGCAACCGCCCGACCGTCGGCTGATGGTCATCGCCTACGGGCAGTGCACCCACCCGGCCATACAGAAGGGTGCCGACGGTCGCTGGTACTGCACTGAATGCGGCCAGCTTCGAGGATAATCGCAGGTCAGGACCCCCGTTCGACTCCGGCGGGGGTCCTTTGCATTTTTCTGCCACCGTTGCGTTTCAGGGTGTTGCCCCGGGGCATACTCCAGTCAGCGAAACCCCCTCCCGGCCGAGACGAGGCGACAACCGGACCGGCCGGTCGAGGGGCCCAACGACACAAGGAGGCAGCCATGCCCGTCGAGGTAGGGGACAAGATTCGCATCCTGCGAAACAATCTTCAGAGCGCGCGCGTCGAGAAGGGTGACACGCTGACCGTCGTGGGACATGCCGTGCCGGGTGTCATCGTGACCAACGCCCCCCGCGCTGCCCTCAAAGGCACCACCTGGTGGTTTTCCGCCAGCCTGGAGGGCGACGGCTGGGAAGCGGTTCACGACTGATGGCCTGCGCCGGTCACTGCTGGGTCCGCGTCTACCGAGACGCCACCTGGGTGTACATCTGCCTCAACTGTTCTGAAACCCGACCCGCTTGAAAGGGGCGCACACTATGGCATTCAACACCGAGCGATTCCGGAAGGTCCACGAGATCATCGAGCAGGAGGGCAAGCTGGGGATGGCCGAGTGGGAGAGCAGCCCGATGTGCGGCACCACTCGATGCATCTCAGGCTGGGCCATCTACAACGAGATCGGCGAGCCCCTGTTCGACCGCAACGGAGTCTCGCCCGCGGTCCACGAGCTGGCCGACAGGCTGGGCGTTGAGCGGGAGAATTTCGAGCTGATTGGCCTCAAGCTGCTCGGCATGGAGACGCGCGACGTGTCGGTGTTCTACACCGACGAAGACACCGCCCGCGAGTTCGTCGCCCTGGCTGCCCAGGGGCGCGACGACGAGGCCAGGCGGTGCTGCCGGGAGCTGGAGGACCGGGGATGACGCCCGAGCCGGGCCAGTTTTGGGCCACCGCGCAGGGGCGCACCGTCGAGATCGTGGCGGCCGGCGAGGTGGCCTGCGACGAGTCGTGCGGGTTCGAGGGGATCGAAGTCCTGGCCTACCGTTTCCTGGGCGGTTCGGTGGTCCATCTCAGGTCCGCGCGCGCTCTCACCGGTTGGGTGAGGGTGCATTTCGGGTAGTCGAGGGAGGTGTGCACGTTGACCGGTGATCCAGCCTGGACCCTGGGGCGGGCCCGCTATGCGGACAAGATGCGCAAGCTCGGCACCCCGCTCCTGGTTACCCAGGAAGAGTTTCAGGCCGCCGCGCGCCTGTTGGCAAAGGCTCGGCGGTACGGCATGAGCGACCGCATGATCGCCGACCAGGTCGGGGTGGCCGACTCTCTGCCGAGCAAGGTGCGGCGCGGCAAGGTCAGGACGATCCGGCGGGACTCTTTCAACCGGATCATGCAGCTTCGCCCGCAGCGGCCGGTCACCTCGGTGAGCGCATCCGGCAAGGTGGGGGCCGGCTCGCGGGTTGACCCCACCGGCACCGTCCGGCGGATTCAGGCACTGCGGGCAGACGGGTTTCCCGGCCCGCTGCTGGGCGAGTTGATCGGTGTCTCGTACGAGGCCATCTCCCAGCTCGCCCGGGTTGCCCGGCCGGCCGTGCTGGAGTCCACTCGACACGATGTGGCCGAGCTGTACGCCGAGCTCGACGGAAAAGGTCCGGGCGACTTCGGGGTCCCGTCCAACGTCGCGGGCAAGTGCGCCACCTTTGCCCGCCGGGCCGGTTACGCGCCTCGCTCCTGCTGGGACGAGGACACCATCGGCAACCCCGAGGCGATCCCCGAATGGACCGGCCGGTGCGGTACCGTCTACGGGTGGCACGTCCACCAGGTCGAGGGGATACCGCTGTGTCAGCCTTGCAGGGACGCCCAGGAAGGCGGTTCGGCCACCTTCTCCGGCGTCAGATTCCGGGAACTCCGGGAGCGCAGGGGCTTTTCCCGCCAGCGGTTGGCACAGGCTGTGGGTCTGAATGCGTCGACCATTCAGTACTGGGAGGCCGGCCGCTCGATACCCACCAGGAAGAACAAGCTGGACCTCGCCCTACGCGTCCTTGATGCGACGTTCGAGGAGGTCTGCGACGAAGTGCAGGAAGGTGAGCCCCATGGCTGCTAGAAGGTTCTGCGAGCCGGAGTACAGGCCGGCGACCCAACCCAGCATCCACCGGCCGGATTTCACGGTCGAGAACGACTTCGACTTCACCAGTCCGTACCCGTGTGGCGTCTGCAAGCAGGAGTTCAATTCCCGCTCCCTGCTCGCCACGCACGCGCACCCGAAGAGGTCAGCATGACTGCCGATGATCCCCGTTTCGCCGGGCTCCCCGCAGCCCTCGTCGAGAAGGCCAGGGAAGCGCACTGCGCTCGCTGCGAGGTTCAGCTGGTCGAGGCCGCATCGATGATCGGTTCGGTGATGGTCAACTACTACATGCCGGCGATCGACGCGAGGGCCCGGGTCTTCCTGTGCGGCATGTGCGGGCTTGTCTTCCGTGAGTTCATGACGCCCAGCCTGGTCGGCCAGCCCGACTGGGTGGCGGTGAAGACCGAGCTTCAGAAGAAGTGGTCCGAGCGGTGACCCGGCCGCGGAACGCCCCTCGGGGCAAGGAGTGCAAGGACTGCAAGGCGGAGCGGGAGCGTCGCGGCCTGCCGTATCCGGTCAACCCCCGTCCACTGGTGGAGGATTCCGGCGGGCGGTGCTATACCCACAAAGTGCAGCGCAAGCGACTGGTGAAGGCGGGCGCCCACGAGCGTCGCGTCCAGAAGGTCTATGGTTTGAAGCCGGGCCAGTACGGGGAGATCTACCTGCATCAGAAGGGGGTTTGCGCCATCTGCCGGGTGGCGACCGGTGCGACCCGGAATCTGTCCGTAGACCACGATCACAAGACCGGCCTGGTGCGCGGTCTGCTGTGTCGCCCGTGCAACGATCTGCTCGGCCATCTGCGGGATGACATCGAGGCTGCTCGCCGGGTGGCCGGGTACCTGATTCTCCCGCCCGCCCGGGTGCTCAACATCATCGCTGTGCACGAGGACTTCAGAAAGGAGGAGGGATGAAGAGGAACAGGCTTCCCCACTGGCTGGCGAGCTGGGGATCCGGCTATTGGCAGTGCGCATGGTGCGGTCAGTCCAATCCGAACATATCGAGCACATGCTGGAAGTGTGGTGCATCGAAGTGACCGATCACCCGTACTGGGCCTACGCGGCCGTGCCGGGCACGCTGAGCACGGAACGCGAGGAGGCGGCCCTGGCTGAGGGGCGCCGGGCGTTCGCGCTGGAGGTGGCCTGCCGGTGGGACGACACCGACGAGGGTCACCTGGCGACGGCCCGGCTGTTCGAGGAGTATCTGAAGGGGGGTGCGGACGTTGGCGGTGAAGTACGACTGCTGGAAGTGCAAGAAGCAGGTCACGGCAACCAGGAACAACCGGTACAGGAGTCACTCGAACGGCGATGGTGAGCCGTGCGAGCAGGCGTCTGCGCCTATCCCGGATCACGTCCTGGCCAACCCGGTCGGCAAGGATGACGCGCCGGACGTCCCTCGCGAGGGAGTGGATTTCGCCGTCTGCCCGCAGTGTGAGCGCAAGGTCAAGCTGACCAGGCTGGGCTGCTTCGAAGTTCATGACGTCACCCTGAGAGGAGGGGGCCGGTGCGAGGTGAGCGGCGTGAGGGCCAAGCACGCAAAGAAGCAGACCGACGTGCCGCTGCCCGGCGACGATGTGCCGAGAGTGGGCGCGACGGTCCCGACGGTGAAGGACTCGTCCAGGCCGGTGGCGAACCGAGGCTTGGCGATCACCTCCACTGCTCCTACATCGACGAGTGCCGGTGCGGACTCTTCCCCTACGGAACCCCAGCCGACGAGTGGACCCACGGAAAGTCCGGTCCACGAGCTCAACCTGGAGCGCCAGCCGATGGCTCCCTCCCCGGAGTCGACGAGTACGTCGCAGCTTTGGGATCAGTGGACCGAAGCCTTGGATTCCTTCTTCGTCGAGTCGGCCCACCTCATTCTGATGGATGCCCTTGGCGATCCGGGAACTCCTGCACCTGCGGCGCCTTCCGGTACGGACCCGAACCCGGACCCCGGCTTCGACGACGTGCTGTTCGAGAAGCGGGCGAGCAAGTACCCGCCGAGGTCGAACAAGCCGATGCGGAAGATGACGGAGCGGGAGCAGGAGCTCGCGGGCCGGATCAGGGAGATCTTCTACGCGTACACCAACCGGGACTCTTCGGACAACCGGAGCGCGCAGAAGACGCTGGGCCCGAGTGAGGCCGGTACGCCGTGCGACCGCCAGATCGCGATGAAGCTACTGGGCATCGAGCCGGTCAACCCGCAGGAGAGTTGGGCCCCGTTCGTCGGCACCGCTGTGCACGAGGAGTTGGCCCGGATGTTCGAGTGGGCGAACGGTGCAGGGTCCGGCCGATTCGTGACCGAGATGAGCGTCTCGTTCGGCAATCCGTTCGTACCCCGGGGTACGCTCGACCTGCTCGACCGGGTGCTCTACATGGTCGACGATCACAAGCTGATGGGCCGGTGGTCGCTCGAACAGCTCCGGAAGGAGGGCCCGACCGAGACCTATCGCAAGCAGCTCCAGATCTACGGCCTGGGCGCTGAGCTCGCCGGGGAGGTGGTCCGAGAAGTTGCGCTCATCGCATGGCCCCGTCAAGAGAGCACGCTCAACAAGCTGTTCGTCCACGTCGAGCCGTACGATCGCCGAGTCGCTCAAGAGGCTCTTGACCGTGTCGCGCGCATCGCTCAGGAGGTCGAGTCCAAGACCGGGCCCGGAACCCCGCGACAACCGCTGAGAGTCGCCCAGGGGTTTGAGGCTCGCGATGACGGGGCATGTAAATGGTGTCCCTTCAGCAATCCTCGGGACGAGCGTTTCGAGAGAGGATGTCCAGGCCCATCATGACCAGCGGAAAGCCGATCACCGACCTTCGCCAGCACTTCGAGTCGAAGGTCTCCAGGGATCTGCCGGGTGGACATTGGACCGTGCCCGGCAAGCCGAACAACAAGGGGTACAAGTCGATTTCGGTTGGCGGTGGTCAGAAGGCTTACGCTCACCGGATTGCGTACGAGCTGTTCGTCGGCGAGATTCCGGTCGGCCTGGTCATTGACCACAAGTGCGAGATCAAGTGGTGCTGCAACCCGGATCACCTGGAGCCGGTGACCAACGCCGAGAACCTGCGTCGAGCGCACAAGACCTGCCGACGCGGCCACCCGTTCGCCATCCTCTCTTCCGGTCGCCGCTGGTGTCCTGAATGTCAGCGGCTCCGGAGAGGTTTCACCCGAGGATGTCCGGGTAAGTAACTCCTGTGAGGCGGTGTCAGACCCGCCACGTAGGATCAGACCCCAGATCCAAATCCCCTCCCGAAGGAGTTCGCTTTGAGCGACAACTTTGACGACCTTCTCGGTGGACGGGTCACCCCGTCGGCCAGCTTCAAGGGCCAGTTCCCCATCTCGTGGGACGGCATCGTCGAGGACGTCACCCGCAACCCGGCCTACGAGTACGACCCGTCCAAGCCGAACAACCGGGGCCAGCAGAAGTTCTGGCCTGACGGCAACCCCGTCATGAACGTCTGGGTGACCCTCCAGACCCAGGTCCGCGACCCGCAGGTCCAAGGTGACGACGGCCGCCGGGTGCTGGTCCTCGACTCCAAGAACAAGCTGGAGGCCGTCCAGGAAGCAGTCCGTCAGTCCGGTGCCAGCTTCGCCAAGGGCGGCCGACTGCTCATCGAGTGGTACGGCAATGATCCGAACGGTAAGAACCCGGACAACCCGCCCAAGCTGTACCGGGCGCGCTACTCCGGCCCGACGTTCGACTCGGCGCTGTCGCAGGGCCCTACTGGGCAGCCCGCGCAGGGAGGCTGGGGCCAGCAGGCTGCGGCGCCCGCTCCCGCCTCTCCCGCTCCGGCTACGGGTGGGTGGGGTAACCCTCCTTCGCAGGCCCCGTCTCAGGGCGGCTGGGGTGCACCTCCTGCGGCGCCGAACACTGGGCCGACTGCGTCTGCTGGCAGTTGGGGTAGCCCCCCGCCCGAGCCCGACCCGACCACCTACGACGAGTTCGTCGCCGCGTTCAAGCGCAAGGGTGTCGACCCGTCCACGATCACCTCGCCCGAGCAGGCCGCTCAGGTCTGGGCGCTGGTGAAGAACAACCCGAACGTCGCCTGACGTTCCCCCAACGGATGGACCATCCCCGGGAGTAGCTACCCGGGGAGCCCTGGAGGCCCGCGCGAACGCCGTGGTCCCGGCTCGGGTAGAACCCGGGGCCTCCGCCATCCGGTGTAGCTCAGCCGGCAGAGCAGCGGATTGTTAATCCGTGAGTCGCAGGTTCGAATCCTGCCACCGGAGCGCCCGATTCCCTACCTACCCCAAGGAGTTGCGCATGACGCGCGCACGTAAGATCGCCCTGTCGGCCGCCCTGGTGGGCGTTCTGGGCTTGACCACGACGGCCTGCTTCGAGGACAGGGAGCAGCGGTGAACGAGAACGACCGCCGCGTGAGGGTGGACAGGATAGCCTGGGCGATCGTCTACTTCGCTCTTGCCGTTGCGGCATGCCTGATGGGCCTGGGCGTCTACGCCTTCGCCACCCTGGTTCTCTGACCAGGGTCTAGACTGGGGCGAGATCCGATGTTCCCGATGAACTCCAAGGGGAGCTGGACACTCTCTTGCGGATCTCGCCCTAGCCCGGAGGAAACGTGGCGAAGCTCATCATCGTGATGGCCGACCTTCAGGTCCCCTACCACGACCCGGCATACGTCAAAGTAATGAGGCGGTTCGTGCGGGACATGCGCCAGAGTGGGCGGTTCCATCGTGTCGAGCTCGGCCAGATCGGCGACCTGATGGACCAGCCGGAGGTTGGCCGCTGGAACAAGGGGGCTGCCGGCGAGTATTCGGGCACCTTCTGGTCCGGGGTCCGGGCCACGCGCGAGATCCTGCGAACCTTCGACTTCGACTGGATCAAGGTCGGAAACCACGACCGGCGTGTCGAGGACTACATCACGAAGTACGCCCCAGCTCTGGGCGGCGACGAATCGGAGTGGAATCTCAACACCTTGCTCGGCCTGGACGACAGAGTGCTCAGGCGTGACCCGTTTCAGATGGCCCCCGGATGGATCGCTTGCCACGGCGACGAAGGGGGCCTTTCGCCTGTCTCCGGCCGTACAGCCTTCGGGCTGGCCCTCACGTACGACCAGAGCGTGGTCTGCGGGCACACGCACCGCGCCGGAGTCGTCTCGAAGACTGTCGGCCTCCCCGGCAGTCGCCGCCGTATCGCCGGCATGGAGATCGGCAACGGCATGCAGGAGGAGTACGCGACGTACATCAAAACCAAGTCGCCCAACTGGCAGAAGGGGTTTGGCCTCTTCGTCGTGCGGGGACAGAACACGTACGACCAGTTGGTCCTGATGAACCCGGACTGTTCGTTCACCTACGACGGCCGGGTCTACAGACCCTAGGAGCCCTGAATGCCCGTCTGGAATCGCACTATCGACCTTCGGCCCGCCGTGCAGATCTTCAAGACCGAGGCCGACATCGTCAAGGCCGCCGAGAAGGCCGTCGAGATCATCGAGGGGTCCGGCTGGCTGGCCGACACCCCGTACCCGGACACCCTGCGCGACCATCTCGGCCGGCTGGGGCAGGTCACCACTTCGGGTGAGTATGCGGCGGCATTCGAATGGATCTACGACGTCGCCGACATCGAGCGAGTCTGGATCGAGACCTCGTAGTGGCCGCCAGGAAGAAGGTCGACAAGCCGGCCATCAGTCCCGAGCGGTCGGAGGAGATCGACCGGGACGCCCGCTCCGGAGTGAACTGGGCGTCCCGGGTCGATTACGGTCCGGCCTGCGTCTGCGGGGCGTTCCTGGAGGGTTCCGCGGTCACCTCGTGGGGTCGGGAAGTCGAGAAAGGAAGGTGTCATCGACATGGCATCACGCAAGGGAGCCGGATCGCCGGGGAGCAGTAAGCCGAGCAGTAAGGCCAAGAAGGTCAAGCAGCCCACCCAGCGCCCGCCGCAGCAGCGGATCATGGTGATGGGCCCGACTGGCAAGATCCGGTTCGAATGGAGGGACTGGTGATGCGCAGGTCGGTAACCACCGGCCAGCCCATGTACCGGGTGGTGGTCGAGCGGTTCGAGAAGATCAAGAATCGTGACTATGTCCAGGGGTCGGGCAGTCTCTACTGGATTCTTACGGACAGGGTCCTTCAGTCCGAGTACGGCCCGTACGCGACGCTCGGCACCGCAAAGGGCGTGCTCACCCGGGAAACGGTCGACACCTGGGACGAAGGCAAGCTCAAGTGGGGCGTCCAGGGCGGCTGGATCGAGCTGGCAGAGATTGCATGGAAGAAGGTGGACCTCGATGGCTAGCGCCGGAG